AGGATATTTGCGCGAGTACCGTAAGGATGACAATCAGGATCCTTATCGGGCTATTGTCGCATCTGATTTCACGACTCGGAAAGATAAGCCAAGCAATGGAAGAGCAGCTCCGGCGACTGGCTCTGCGGCGGGGTACGGACAAATTGATCCAGTACCCACCGGATACTAAATACAAGTGGCCTACTAATTAAATTCGGCCCCCAAATTAGGGGGTCTTTTTTTATGTTTACCCCACGCAAGTGAATAGCGATCCTTATATTGAATAAGTCAATGACTAATCAATATGGCGCTTCAAGTACTTCCACCTGAACTCCTTGAAAAAAACAAAGATTCAATTGAAACTAAGGAGCCGCAACCTTATTGGAAGCCTTCATCTTTAAGTGATGGTGAGTCTGAGGAGTTCCGTCTTCTTGGATGTTATGGAACTGGACACGCAATCACTGGTTGGCAATATGCATCAGAAGCAAAAGATCCTTCGACAGGAGATCTTAAGTTCAATGGCTATGTTGTTACTCGTAGCCACCCTGGCCAGCCTGACGACCTTGCCCGAGAAACCGATTGGTCCAAAGCCGATCGACCCAAAATCGATGGCAGCTTTGTCAAGCCACGCAAGTTCCTTGCTTGGGTAGCAACCTCTGCTGCTCGCTCCCGCATGGAGGTGTTGTTCATTGAGCAGAAGTCCTTGCGTGAACAGCTCACTGAAATCCTTCAGGAGGCTGAGGACTACACCTGGACTGATGAGGGTCTGGCTAATTTCTCCATCAAGATCACCCGCAAGGGAACTGGTCTTGAAACGACTTACAGCATCCTTCCGAAGGTCCGTGCTGTACCTGAAAAGGTCAAGAAGCAATGGGTCAAGGAACAAGACTCCATTTGGTTGGCCAACTTCTTTGAAGGCAAGGATCCTTTCGAGGGAAAGCAAACTGAAGAGAAAGGGTTGCCTGCTGGTGGTATCGACAAACGTGGCTCCACTGTCTTGCCTAAGCAAGCCAAGAAGCCCATTCCTGAAGATGCGGAGTTTTGATGTATCGCCCTCCTTTTGGAACTGTTGAGTACTACAAGAGCTGCTTCGACGACATCGTCTGTGATGCGCCTGAAGACCCCAACGCACCACTCAACATCTTGAAAGCTTTCGAAGCTTCAATCACTGATTGGTTGAAATATCACTCGGACTGTGTTCAAACATTTGAGCAATTGCATTCCGAATTCCTATCCCAGAAAACAAAGGTATAACCATGTCTGCAGCAATCGATAATCTGCCCCCTGAAATGAAGGCACGCCTGGCTCAAATTATGGCCCAGGCCCAGGCTGGCATCCCTGAACAACCTCATCAACCTGTGCAACAGCAGCAGGTGCCTCAACAACAGCCGCCTGCTCCTCAAGCAAAGGCACCATCACTGATGGATCACATCGTCGCTCTGCGTAAAGAAGTCTCTGATATGAGAGTTCAGGTTGATGCAGTTGGACAAGTAACTGAAGCAGTTGGCAATGCGGTGGGGCAGATGTACCAAATGTTTCAAGTCCAAACCCAGCCTTCAAATTACGGCGCAAATCTCCAAGCGCAGGGCGATGAGGTAGCAGAGGGTGACTACTGATCGCCCATACCGCATTCAGACTGATGCGGGCCACAGAAAGTACCTCTGTTCCGGTCTTTATATGCCGTCAGTGACCACCGTCCTGTCGGCTACTGAGACTGAGAAGTCAAAAGCGGGCCTTAGGACTTGGCAAAAGAACAATCCAGGTGCACTTGAAGAGGCGTCCAAGCGTGGCTCTGCCATCCACAAGTGCTGCGAGGACTACATTCGTGGCCTTCCTCTGGACTGCCCCCCGGAATACACCGGATTTTGGAACGGAATTAGCCAATACCTGGATTGGTTTGATACGATTCACTGGTCAGAGAGACCTCTCCGTAAGGATTGGTACCACCTGCGAAGTAAGGATAAGGAAGTTGCCTATGTCTGGTCTACCGAGCACCTCTACGCAGGTTGCCCTGACTTGATCGGGGAAATAGGCGGAGTCAAGGTGATTGCTGACTTCAAGACAAGCAATGGGCCATATTCAAATACTTTCCCTGAAAAGGGAGATCGCATGGGCTTTGGCGGGTTCAGGAAATATCAAAAATGTGCTCAGCAAATGGCTGCGTACAGGCTTGCCCTGAATGAACGTACTGGTTTCCTTTGTGATGTTGCTTTGATTATTGTTTCTACCGAAGAAACGTCTCAGGGCATTTTCATTGACAGTGATCAGATGCAGTTATATGAATCTCGTTTTCTAAAACGAGCCAAACAGTTTCACGATATGGAGGATAATGAAGCTCAGGGTGTCAATTCATCAGGAGATGATGAACAAGGAGGCTAAACCTTCCCAAGGTTGGTCTCCACAACTCGCTGAACTTAAATTCCTCATGAATTGGGTAGCTGCTGGCCACGGCTGGTGCGCTACCCACTTTGTTGGCCGTCATCGTCTTTCAGACAATGCCAGAGGAAGCAATGTCGTCGTCGTTGATATTGACGGTGACACTACTCTTGATCACTTTTGGAATTCTCCAACAGCACTGGACTGGTGTGCTGCCACCTACACCTCATGTAGTCACACTGAAGACTCCCACCGTTTTCGAGCTCTCTTCCCCCTGGGCCTTGAGCTTCAAACCACTGCGCAACACAAGGCTGCTTATCACTTCATTGTCAGCAGGCTGCTCGCAGACCTGGGCATCGAACGCCTCAACGACAACTGTGGTGAAAAACCGGAACGTCTTTGGTACGGCAACACCAATGCCCTGACCCTATACAACACCGAACCTAGGTATCACCTAGTACCCGCCGACATCCTTGAGACAATTGAAGTTGAGACTGACCAGTTCGACTTCATTAAATCAGATATTACTGAACTAGATCTAGAGCGCTGCCGATGGCTGCTTGATAATTTCATCAACGTCACAGAGGATGGTGAGTATTCAGAAGGCAATACTGATAATCGCTCTAGTTACATCCAAGTAACAGCTGCATGTGCTGGTATTGGTGAATGCATCTTTGATTCTTGGGTTCACTGGGTGAGTCGTGGTCACCACGGTGAAAAAGAATCGAACCTAAAAGCAGACAAGTGGACAAACCTGGGCGATTACGGCGGTCATAAACGCCTTTACGGAATCGCCAAGCAGCAAGACCCCAACTGGCGTCTGAAGCTTCCGTCAGAACTGAAGTTCAGAGCCGAAGGTTCCGCCACCGGCTATGCCCAGTGCGACCCGGAACCCAACTTCGCAGAACACATCGCCATATCTACCCAACAGACCATGGACAACCAGGACTACGCCGAACCAACTCCCGATGTTCAGGTCTCAAAGAGCCGTGGACGTCCTAAGAAAAATTCCGATGACTATTCCGAGGAGCGTCAATCGGATTTTGCAACGGTCAAATCACTGCTTCCCAATCTTCGCAAGAACCTGCTGACAGGGATGATCGAGTACACCAGCCCAAATGGTGAGCTCTGCGTGCTCCAGGGATATGACCTGGACCTGATGTCGACCCGTTTCTGCGTCGAGTACAACACGTACATCCCGGAGACACGCTGCAAGAACGCAGTGATGTATGCGGCTGAAATGAATAAGCACTGCCCTATCAGGGCTTATCTGGATCATTGCTCAGCGAGTTCCAAGCCACATCCCGATTGGGAGAACGTCGGTCAGTTGTTTCTTGGTAACAAGCACAAGCTGGCAACCCTTGCGTTCCAGCGCATGATGATCGGCGCAGTAGCCCGTGCTTATGACCCTGGCTGCTCGATGAGCTGGGTTCCCATCCTTGTTGGTGCTCAAGGGGTGGGTAAGAGCATGCTTGCTCGGAACCTGGTCCCAAAGGAGCTATTTGCTGAGGTCACTACTCCTTTGGAGCTGCTGATGAAGGAGCAGTACAGGCTTCACACCGGTTGGATCCTCGAGCTCCCAGAGATCGACAACTACTTCTCAGTGAAGAACATTGAGAACTTCAAGAACCTCATTACTGCCAGGGTTGATGAGACGCGCCGTCCCTACGCAACTCTGCCTGAAAAGCTGACCCGCCGTTTCATCATGATCGGCACGACTAATCGAAACCAGTTTCTTGTCGACAGCACTGGCAACCGCCGATTCATTCCTCTTGAGATCCCGTCTGGTTTCAAAATCCCGTTTGAGCAGATTGCTAATGAGCGTGATTCCCTGTGGGCATCAGCTATTGCTGCTTATCGATCGAACGTCAGACACGAGTTTCATTCCGATGAGATTAACCAGATCAATGAGTACATTCAAGAATTTGGTGATCCTGATCCTTGGACTGAGATCGTTAGCCGTTATGTCAATAGCCGCGAGGAAGTACGTGCTGTTGACGTACTGAGCACTGCACTCAACCTTGAACCCACTAAGCAGGACCGGAGAGCTTCTCGGCGTGTTTGTGATGTGTTGACGTCACTTGGCTGGCGTCGATTAAATACTACGCGTGAAGATGAAACTGGAAATAAAAAATCAGTTCGTTTGTGGCAACGTCCAAAAAACGATCCTATTAATCCAGAAAACCACATTATGGGAGAGTATTAAATATACTTGTCTTGAAAAAGAGATATCAGGTTTTGATATATGCTTGCTCAAGACATCAAAATAGGACAGCGTGTTCGCGTTATTCCTAATGGACTAACTGCACTCGTTGTTAGCGACCCTGAATACTATTCACCTCGCGCTAAACTTGTTCGTTTAAAGTATGAGAATAGTACTCGATATGAGTACATGATTAATCCTTTAATCGAACTACTTCCAACAAAAGATCAATACCCCGCACACGGTGGTACTCACCAACGAAAATCATCTAGCGAAGAATGACAGAAGCAAAATCTAATAGCAAGGGGCATGCCTATGGGCGACGCAATCTTCAGCTATCTAATACATCGGAAGCTGGAGAGTTGTGCATCTATTCCGGCCATTCCGTTGGACGCTTCTCTGCTTCCAGCATGCGTTATGACAGTCATCAGGCATGTACGCGCTGTGTTGCTGCTGCTCGCGAGGGTCGTCTGAGCTTTGACGTATCACGCCTGCTTAAAAAACATCGCAAACGTGCACTCAAATTCTGGAGCCAGGTTGACATTGGTGAACCTGACGATTGTTGGGATTGGCAGGGATGCATCAATAAAAAAACCGGTCAACCTCAGTTTGCTTGGCGACGTCATGGAATATCGAGTTCTACTCAGCATCATCCCCAGCGGGTTGCTATGTGGTTTACTTGGGGCGATCTTGGATATACCGGTGTTAAAAGCACTTGCGGTAACAAGTATTGCTGTAATCCTTTTCATCTTATTCCGCAAAACATTGGAGTCTTTGTAGACGACGAGAGTTATATGGAAAGTTTTGAGCTGGCTGTACAGATACACACGCTTAAACAGCAGGTGATTGAGTACCAGATGGAAGAGGCAATCATGGAAGAAGAGAAACTTCTTGGATCTGCTGAGTCAGCTGCTAGAGCTGGCCTTCTGTTTGATGGCAATGCTGAATTTGCTGATCGCCTTGATGCAGTAATTACTGACTTGATGGGAGGCAATCACGTCAGTCAGGTACAAGACGGGGCAAAACTATTCAATCATCTCATTGATAATCAGCAGGATATCGATGAAGATGAACCTGAAGATATCCCACAAAAAGATTAAAACTAACTTAATGTAATTAAAGAGTCTTATCGTTATGTCTCGCCGCACAGATTTACTTCAGCAACTTATTGCCTCAGACAAATGGGGTGATGAAAAGGAGCAAGAGCAAAAATTTCTCGCGACTACTGCTGAGCTGATTCTTACTGACTTTATTAACATTGCGATTAATGGAGTCAATACGTCAGGCGCTGGCTCCCTGGTGATCAATCTCTGCAATGACTCAACGGTCTTTATGTCCGGTGAGGATGTCGAAAGAGATATTGCTGTGGCTGAATCGAACGATGATACGGAAATTGTTGACTTTCTCCGTAGCTTGATCGAAAAGATTGATGATAACGACTGGTCTAAAAACGTTTTAATTACACTTATCAGTGATGCTGGAACAAGAACATTTAGTCTCGAAGCAGGAGGGAGCCAAGAAAGCCTCCGAACGATCGCATCAGAATTTAGCGGATAAGCTCAAGACTGCTGGACTAAAGCTGCCTCTATATCCGACACCTCAAATCATTGAGCGTGCTCGGACAGTGATGGGAAGTATTGATTGGGACCCTACTTCTGATCCTGTACAACAAGTTCTTGTTAATGCGACCTCGGTTCCCAATATTGAAATCAACCCTCTTCAAGAGACATGGCATGGGAACGTGTGGGTTGCACCTAAAGGAGCTGTACGTAATTCCAGAATCTGGTTGAACAAGACTATTAGTGAGTACCGTAACGGAAACATCAATAGCTTTGTCTTTTTCACTAGTGCTTCCGAACTGATGCGTGCTGCTCCCGTGATGTGGGACTACCCGGTGTGCATCCCTTTTAAACGAGTGAAGCAGCTGCGAGCAACAGCAAAAGGATTTGAACCAGTTTGTCCTAGTACATGGAACTGTTTAATTTATGGGCCGCCTATGGACCAGGTGCTGTCTGATATCGATAAGGTCACGATGTTCTACAACACATTCCGTGACATAGGTCGAGTTATTTATAGCGAGTACGCAGGAGATAATTGGTACAAGGATCTTGATTACTACGAGGAATGTAGAGGAGATCTCTAATGCCTAAGAATATTGATCCCCAATACTTGATGCCTCTTCCATCTGGCAGTTCAGTCCATCCTTCAAGGTTGATCATTAAGGATGGTATTTTTAGTTGGAAGGATGCTTGTCTTGTCCCGCCACTGACGATTGCTCATGAAGCTCATATACAAAAAACTGCTCAGCGTCTAGAAGAGCTGAACAGCTGGATTAGGCAAGATTTTCAACCTTGGGAGTCACTCAAAGTTGTTGCCTGGTATGACCCCTCAGAACCCGAACTATCTGAAGGAATTTCTCTTTATTTCACCCATTGCGTCCTCGACCCTATTACTACGTACGATATTCTTAAATCACACGTCTTGGAGCATGAGACACTCCAGCTAAGGGATTACGAAATATATTTCCGCCGCTGTTAGCCCGAATTCACGGGCTTTACTATTCTATCTAAATTACCCTTCCATTTTTTCGATCAGACGTTTCAAATACCACAAACTCTTTTCGGCATCTTGCTTTGGATTGTCCTTATGCCATAGGCGAAGCAGGTACTTAAGGACTTGACCTTGGAGCATTCCTTCCACTACTGTGGGGGCTGAAGCAATGGCGTCTTCAATGACGTCAATAGCCTCCACGCCGTTACGCAAATACGCGTAGTGACTTGGACTATTCACAGCATCATTAGATGCAGCTGGATACATAGATGTCCATTTCTCTTTAACGGTGTGCTTGTTGTCAAGGTCACTCCATTTCAGAGTTTCCTTCATTTCCTTTCTACCGTAATCGTCATATGTCTTCAGTTCACCGATCATCATTTCATAGTCCATGGATATAATCCACAAGTTCAAGAATATGACTTTAATATAAGCAAAACACTGGTATGTGTGAGATATGCCCAGTCCAAAAGGTGACCCTACATACATCAAGAATAAGGAAAGATTCTTTATGGATGTAGCCAAGATTGTCAGCAATGCATCCACTCATCCCAAAACACCTGGCGGTTGCGTAATTGTTCGTGATCGTGAAATTATTGGTGATGGGCGCACATTGCTAACCCATTCAAAGGTGGAGATTGACTGTGTCTCTTATGCCATCGCTGCTGCTTGCAAACGTGGCACACCGACAGTTGGATCTGTTGTTTACTCAACACGATACCCATTCTCTGCTTCTGTCTTTCAGTGCCATCTGATGGGTATCCGTCAGATCTATGTATTGGCGCATGAATGGGAGCCCTTTTACAAGGATGAATTCAGGCGTGCTGCTCGACTAGCTCGAGAAGTTGGAATGGCGATCGAACCATTATTTGACAACAAAGATCCGCGTTTTGCTGTTAACGCTCAAGACATCATCGATCAGCAAGTCGATACGTCTCTCTACACCGACGTTTATAAGCCAGATGACTACGACCCTCAAACCAGCGAAGACATCCAAGACGAAGACCGAGCTGATCTTTGACTTGGAGACCACTGGCCTGTTGCGTCAGGGTTCACAAATTCATTGCATTGTCAATCGCCACTTAGGTGAAAGTGATGTTCCCGTCAGCTACGTCCAGGACCAATACCTAGTCAAGGAGGCTCAAGATAAGAAAGAAGCAGCTTGGGAAGTCAGTTCTCAAATCTTTGCTGGCGTCCATGAGATCATGTCTGCCGATTTAATAATCGGGCACAATATCTTGAGCTATGACCTGCCCCTTCTCAAGGAGCAGTTCCCTCAATTTTCGCCTAGGGGTAAGAAGATAGACACACTTGTGCTGAGCAGGCTCTTCTATCCACACATTCTTGAGCGTGACTACGACAAGTCACCTGAGGGAATGCCTGTTCGTTTATATGGAAGGCACAGTCTCGAGGCCTGGGGGTGGAGACTGCGTTGTCACAAAGGTGATTTCGGTAAGCAGCCTGATGCTTGGTCTCGATACACACCAGAAATGCTCGACTACTGCTCACAGGACACATATGTCACATATCTCCTTTATGTCCATCTCACAAATCGGATGAAGCACTATGCGTGATTACGTAGAACTGGAAATGAAGATGGCCGAAAT